GTCAACAATAGAGTTGTACCATAGCTGACCGTCTGGAGGTGTTTCTGTTGGAGCATCTGTGCTGATCACTGCGGATAAAGAATCCCATAATGTTGCTCTATAGGTGTTTGTTGCACCTGCAGGATCATCTTGGAAAGTGCCGCCGACTGTGAAAATATCACCAATTGGGGTAAGAGTAATATCTACTAGCTTAATCTCTCCGCCCTTGATATGTTTAATTATTAGTTGGTGTGTGCTATTAACTTCTGCAGAAATATTTGTTAGTTCTGGAACTGCATTGATATAGTAGGCAATTGTATCAGCGTCATCATTGGTGCCTGTACCTTCAAATTCAATGTTATAGCTAGTATCAAAGCTACCTGTGCCGTCCATTGAAGTTTGTGCAATACTAAACTTGTAAGTAGTACCGTTAGTAAACTGAGTATCAATTGCTGTTGATGTAATTGTTGTTGCGCCTACTGCTCTACGCTTATAAACTTTAAAGTTAGCCATTACTGGACTTTCTTCAAGGATATTTGCTTTTACATAAATTGAATTTGTTGAAAGATTTGAACCTTCACCAGTTTTATCTAATTTGTAGATTGCTTCAGCATTGGTCTTATAGATAGGAGCTGCTACAGCTTCCCATGCACCAGTTGCTGAACTCCAACGTTTTACTCTCCACTTAGCACCTAGATTAGGATCGGTTGTTTTAACCCATACAGAACCTGTTGGATATCCTGTGGTAAATGATGGAGTAATTTTATATGGAGGTACACTAGTATGCGGATCAATAGTTAATTTTGGTGCTTTATATTCAGCGCCGCTAGTAAATCCTAGAATAGCTGCACCAGTGCCTGTTAAAGTAATCGACGTACCTGTTGAATATAATGCAAGTTATTGTTTAAATTAGCAGCACTAATACCTGCGTCAGCTACTAAAGCTGTGTTATTAATTTTAGTAACTACTTCACCTAACGTTGTAACGTTATCAATTGCGTTATTAAAAACTAAATTGCCGTTAATAGAAAGGGTATCGGTACCAGTTGGATCAAATGGGTTGCCGCTACTAAATGTAGCAGTACCAACTCGGGTCGGATAACTGTTTGCCCAAAGTTCTGAGCCAACTTCTAGCCATGTGCCAGTTGAATCTTTATTCCATAAACGCATTGTGCTTGTTACTGCAACTATAGCATAATCGCCAATAGCACCGTATGATGACTTTGGTGTAGTGTCGCTAGGAAAATTAACAACCTTAGTAACATCAGTTATTACTAAAGGTACCTTGTTTGCAAATTTCTGGCCGCCGGTTTGTATTGCTGGATTATTATTCCATTCAAAAATACCAAACATTGTTGATGCAACATCTGTCCAGTATGTTCCATTTACTGGATCACCTGCAGGTGCATCTGCTTTAGCATCTAGTTGCGCTAGGTCGATGTCTGCACGTACTGCAAACACTCGATTACTAACACCCAAGAATGAATAAGCAGCTTGTAGGCCGTATTCGTTTTGTTCGCCAGCATGTACTGGATTGTTACTTGCATCAGTTTTAAATACTGGTGTACCAAAAGTGTCTGACAAATCTTTCTGACTTGTTAGTAAGTATACTTGTCCAGCGTTTGCTTTCAGTGTACCTGGTGCAGTACCTGTGCCTGCGCCGTTTGATTTATTTTCAGCTGATGCTACGATAATTAGTGGTGTTGTACCTGGGGCAGCGGGTGTATAAAAACTTTCGTCAATAACTGTTACGCTTACGCCTGGTGAACTAAGTTGAGCCATGTTCGTTTTCTCCTTGAGTCCTTGTTCTACTATTATTTAGCGGTAAAACTGTTTTTTGGCTACATAACACCATGGTTGAAAAGGGGAGAAAAAGGGCAGCAATAAATACTGTATGACTAGACCAATGTGTTCTTGTGGCCTTAGACCAGCTGCTGTAAACTATTATAAAGCTGGCAAGACCTATTATAGAAAAAAATGTGAAGCATGTCTTCGCTATGGAGGGCAATCCAAAGGCTTACCTAAATGGTATCAGAGCGGATACCGATTAAAATTGCAATGCGAAAAGTGTGGATTTAAAAGTAAATTTAAAGAACAGTTTAATGTGTTTCATATTGACGAAAACTTAAACAATGTCCGACCTACTAATTTAAAAACAATATGTGCTAATTGCCAACGGGTATTACACAAAGAAGGTATTACGTGGAAGCAGGGCGATCTTGTACCAGACTTTTAACCTTAGCAAACAAGTCATCGATACTAGCATCATTTTCTAACACGGCATCAAATTTAGTACCGACCCATGCTGTTTCACTAGCGTGTATACCAGCTTTTTCTAGTCGGTGTTTACTGAGTGCCCAACTAGTATTACCCCATTCTCCGCGATTTACACTTTCAGCAGATTCGTACCATTCGGGTTCTTCACCTCGTTTTACACGGATAACAATCCCGCCAGCACTTCGAATTGACTTAATTTCGTTAGGAAAACGACAATCGCTGATTACTACGTCATCTTTAATATTACGGAGTTTATTTTCTAGGCTTGCAATCCATATATCGTTATGGAAGCCTTTGCGACATACTTCTGTGCCCCATTGCTGTAAGATGTAGCGGGGAGTAATATCCATGTTTAAACGTTTGCTCCACCACTCGTCTCGTTGTTCGCGCCATTCTCGGGCTTGTTTAGTACGCCCTTCTAGCATAGTTCGGTCCCAACCAAATACTTGTGCTACTGCATCTTTGAGTGTGTTGGCAAAACTTTCTCTTCGGAATCCGTGAAAGTTAGTAAGATAGTCGGCAACAGTGTCTTTGCCCGAACCAATAAATCCACACACACCTATAATCATAGCGTCTCCTAAAGATAATGCTAGTATATAACAGTTTTATTACAGGGTCAAGATTTTCTTAGCCAATTACAAATGTATATGTGCCGGTATGTCCAGGAATATACATTTCGAGCTCTTTGTCTAGGGCAGTTAGTTCTTCTTTGCCAGCAGCCTTCATATCAGCACCGTTTAGACCACCTGCTCCGCCGGGTCCTGCAATACTGGTAAATTTACCACGTGCTTCGCCTAGGATAATTTTGCAAGTGGCAAGGGTGTAATCTTTAATCCATTGTCCTGCATAGACATCCTCTAAGATAATCCAATCGGGCTTGTAATTCTGTCCGTGGATCATGATCATTTCACCTTCAGCAAACGGACGTTGCAAAATACGTAGAGTGTGGCTGTGTGCAATCCACTGGAATTCAATGTAAGCACCAAACATACGACCTACCATTTCTTGGTACTGTGCAAACATATCGTAGGTAGCTATGCCGCCCAGCATTGTGCTGTTTAACAAATATGTATTTGTATAGGCCAAGTTGAACGGTTCAAATAGTGTACCTCCGTTGCCGTTGCCGCTACGAGAGCCAATACTTCTGCGATATAGACTCTGTACATTGATAACTTCGTCGGGTAATCTGTAGTCGTTTTGATCTTTGATTAATTCTAAGAAATAATATGCATCTTCTACACTGGCGCTGCTGCGTTGGCGAAAACGTGATAATGCGCGATTTAGTGCTGTTTCGTAGTGTACTGGGTCAAGCTCTACTTCGACCATGCCGTCGCCCAGCATAGCTTTAACGTAATCGTAGACTTTATTACGTGCTTCTGTTGGTGTAGTCATTTCTAACATATTAATCCCTCGATTGAATATTTATCCGTCGATAAATATGTTACTATGCCACGATTAAGCCTATACAAACCCGAAAAAGGGCAAGACTACAAATTCATAGATCGTCAAATATCTGAGATGTTTCAGATTGGCGGCACTGAGCTGTACTTGCACAAATACATTGGTACCAACGACGGAACCACTGATAAAGATTTTACGCAAATTCAGGACTTATTATTCCTTGAAAATCGTGACAGAAAATACGATGAATCAATATACAAAGTGCGCGGAATTTATAACGTACAAAATATTGATTTTAACCTAAGTCAATTTGGTCTTTTTATTGATAATGACACAGTATTTTTAACTGTACACATCAATAACTGGATTGACTACATTGGACGAAAACCTATTAGTGGTGATGTTTTAGAATTCCCACATCTACGAGACGACTTTGCAATTGATAGTGTAGTCAATAACGAAACTATTAGTATAGCCTTACCTCGTTATTATGTAATTGAAGATGTTGGTCGTGCTAGCGAAGGATTTAGTATTACATGGTGGCCACATTTATACAGACTAAAACTTAAGAAGATTACTGACAGCCAACAATTTGCTGATTTACTTGACAAAGAAGTATTAGATGCTAATGGAGATCCAACGCCGGATGTTACATTAAGAGATCTTCTAAGTACAAGAGCTGTTGAATACGCTATCAATGATGGAATTATTGCAGAAGCAGAAGCAGATGCTCCGTTAAGTGGTTACGAAACTGGTCATTACTATACACTTGCAGTTGATCCATCTAGTGGAAAAACAATAATTACCACTGCTGACGAAACAGACTTATCTACTGACAGTACAATTCATAACACTAGTGAAGTTAATGCAACACCTCAACGTTCAGGTTATACTGGTTATTTACTGGGCGACGGATTACCATTAAACGGCGGCACAAACTTTGGACACGGTGTTAATTTTCCTACTAGTACTGCATCAGGGGATTATTTTTTACGTACAGATTTTATGCCAAACAGATTGTTTAGATATAACGGAGCCATGTGGGTTAAAGTTGAAGATGGTGTGCGTATGACAATGACTAATACTCCTACAGACGGTCAGCCAGCACCAAATACTCAAACTAGACAAACTTATAAAACTAGTTTCATTAATAATAGTGAAACAACTGGTATTGATCAGAAGGGATTTGATATCATTACCATCGAAGCAACAGCAACCACTATTCAAACAACTATTACTTTTACCGCTGGCATGATAGCCAAGGCATTCTTAAACGAAGAGCCAATTATACCAACAGTTACTAATGGGCTAGGCGGTAAGGCACTGATTAATTTAAACACTACTGCTAATGTGGGGGATAAAGTTCAGTGGAAATTATACGCTAGTGAAATGGCTCAAAGACAAAGCCTATCTAAGGCACTCAAACCTAAGGCAGATTTCTAATGCAGCATTTTTATGATGGTCAGATAAGACGATACATTGCACAAATTGTTCGATTCTTCAGTAACTTTACAGTTAGGTATAGTGATGGTACATTAGTACGTGTTCCGGTAATGTATGGAGACGAAGATCGACAAGTTGCTAGTATTATTCGAGGCAACTCGGAAAATAAAGTTAATTCTGCTCCTAGAATTGCAGTCTATGTTAGTGGATTAGATTTAGATACTTCACGACTTGGTGATGCAACTTATGTTGGTAAAGTTCACGTAAGAGAGCGTGGTATAGAAAATGGATATTACACTAGTCAGCAAGGTGGCAATTATACTGTTGAACGTTTAATGCCTACACCTTTTAAATTAACTGTAAAAGTTGACCTATGGACTACTAGTACAGATCAAAAATTACAGTTGATAGAACAAATATTAGTATTATTCAATCCCAGTATTGAATTACAAACTACTGATAACTATCTTGACTGGACCAGCCTAAGCACCTTAACTCTTGATCAAACAAGTTTTACTTCTAGATCAGTACCGGTAGGTGTTGATAGTCCTATTGATATTGCTAGTTTAACATTTAGCACACCTATATGGATTAGTCCTCCGGCCAAGATTAAACAAATGGGTGTTATTACTAACATTATTATGAATGTTTTTGACGGTGGAACATCAAATCCCGGTTCATATATTGACGGACTTGGTGTAGATCCGAGTCTTGATCCAAATCGTGTACCTAATGGCACTATATTAACCAGAGTGACTGTGGGAGTTAGCGAGTACGGTCTCATAGTTTACGGAACACCATGGGCTGATAAGAATAATCCCCAACGCACTAGCATTGCAAGACTACTAGCAGCAAATGAAGCAGTTTTACCTCCAAGAAATTCTTTTGAAATATCTGATAAAACTGGACCTGGAATTAACTGGACTACACTTTTTGATCAACATCCAGGACAATACAGGCCTGATTTTAGTATTATTAGATTAATGCAGGCCAATGGAACAGAAGTTATTGGTACTATTGCAATTAATCCCTTAGACGAAACACTATTATCTGTTAACTGGGATCAGGATACTTTTCCTAGTGATACATTAATTGATTCAGACGGCCTATGGTTAAATGAACAAGGATTTGATCAAACATCGGCCCGTGGAAATTTTGATGCAATTATAGATCCTCTTAGTGTATATCCAGGTCATGGTATGCAGAACGTAGTAGCAGGAGATAGATTTTTAATTGTTGAAGATATTGGAAATCCTGACCCCGATCATTTATATGATGCTGAAGCATGGGGGCCATTAGTTGCTGTTGCTAATGATATTATCGAATGGGACGGTAGTCAATGGAATGTGGTGTTTAATAGCAGCCAGGAAGTTGATAGGATGGCATGGCAAACAAATATATACACTGGAGTTCAATACATGTGGAACGGGATTTCATGGGTTAAGAGCTTTGAAGGTGAATATAGGGCAGGTGCATGGAGTCTAGAACTGTAACAGACGCAATAATTTGTAGTGGCGCATTAGTCTATGCAAAGTCAACTGGTCGTTTTTTGATGTTACAAAAAGCATCTGGCAAACATCAAGGTACTTGGGGACTAGTAGGAGGAACCAACATGCATGGTGAAACTCCTTGGCAAGGCCTTGAAAGAGAAATCCAAGAAGAAATTGGATTTATGCCTGAAATTCTTAAAACAATTCCATTAGAAACATTTGTATCAAATGATAAAGTCTTTAACTTTCATACATATTTGTGTGTAGTTAGCAATGAGTTCTTGCCTATCCTAAGTGACGAACATATTGCATGGGCTTGGTCAACTATTGATTATGCACCAAAACCTTTGCATCAAGGACTTCGTACTAGTTTCTCTAGTAAAATTATCCGCACTAAACTACAGACAATTTTTGATCTAATTGATTTGATCTAATTAGTGTTAATAGGAAATTTTAAAGAGTCATTTAATTCTGTGTTACGATGTTCTATGGTATATTTTAACGGAATTTTATAAAATTTAGT